AGCCATTAGTTCCTTTCTCAACAGCAACTTTTAAACACAACTCTGCACCATCTAAAGCACTAAGGTCATTTACCTTCCTTCTACTTGCTGCCTCTGGTGATGTATCATTTGGATCAAGACCAAATGCACTATTGATAATATCTCTAAAAGTTCTAATACCAATTTCCTTACACCAAGGCATACCAGTTTCAGGGTTCATCTTACCACCATCACACATGATGTTTTGCCAGAACTTACGCTTATCATAAGGACCACCAACAATGGTAAATTCACACTCAAGATACTTTGCACCTGTAGCACCTACCTTAAACATAGGTTGTGATGAGTAGTCTGGAATGACAGTCTCACCTCTTTTCATGGTTAATACTGCTCTAGCAACTGTGCCTGCAGGAATTAACTCAAACTCTTTTCCAGAGTCATTTGGAACATCATTAAAATCAATCATTTTTTGTCTCCTTTTCGCTAGATTTGATTGCATTTGGATCAACAAAATTTAAGTTCCCTTTCTCTGTTGATCGTCCACTAATTTTTGTCAAAAGTTTACCAAGATGTGGCTCTTCAACAATCTCAAGTTGACCAGACCTATCTTTGGCTGGATAACCCCACTGGTTTAATGTTTGACATACAAAGGCTCTGTAAGGACCATGCTCTTCACTCGGCATTACTGCCATAGTAATAACTTCATCAACAATGCCTGGAAGTTCACGCCCAGTCTTTGAGCCTTCAATTTGAAGTTCGTACATGGTTCTGCCATACTCATCTACTTTCTCATCAAGAATACCAACAAAAATTACATTCTTGTCTCTAATATGTTGCAAATGTGTAAGCCATGACATCATCTCACGACCTTGCATACCATATACTGCTCTTGTATCAATCTTGCCAGTTCTATCAGATTTGTTATCTGGATGACCATAACAATATTGAAAACAAAGTCTGCCTGCTACTGTAATACTATCTACAAAAATAGAATCGTATTTCTTCATCATAGCAATTGCATCACCATACATCTGTGTAACCTTTTCATATTCTACAACGCTATATGGTTGATCGGGTGTTAAAGCTGGATTAGGCCCACCAAGAAAACAAGCAAAATCTCTGCACTCTTCCCATGTTTGTGGGCGAATAACATCAATTGGCCATCTTTCAATAGCGGCATCACCAGCTTCTAAATCCATAAATAAAGTAGTATCTGGATCAAGGGTACGAGCAAGAGTAGTCTTACCCACACCACTTTGACCACAAACTACAATCTTATGACCTCTTTTTTCTGCTAACCTTTCATCAGCTGAAATAATTTTAAGAGCCATCTTTATCCTCCTTTACTTCTACATTGTCTTCAGGGATTTTAATTTTAATGAAGACGTGACCATTTGACAAACTTGAAACACTAAATTTGTGTGGACACGTCTTCAACCAATCTAAGACTTCTTGCAAATTATTAATATCACTCATCTTATGATCCCTCAGTAATATCCACAGTTGCACCAGTAATCTCTACTGTTCTGTGGTCTTGTAGTTTTGACTTAATTGCAGGAGGTGCATTGTTATATTTACGCTCATCAATACCATAGGTAATCTTTGCGTAATGTCTTGCATCATCTTGACTCATGTTCATCAATGTTTGTGCAAGACCCTCTTGATCCCAAGACACTTTCTGCCTCAAAGTTACTTTGACTTTATAGCCCTCCTCATTCAATGTCACAGAGCCATAATCTTTGCCATCTTCACTTAATCTGTTTCTAGCAGTGTTACCAAATCGCACTGCAAGATCATCATTGAGCACGGCTTGTTTATCCTTTAACGCTTGGATTTGGTTCTTCAAGTCTTCACGATACTTGAACAAATCCTGCAAAGGCATACTTAAAAAATCTAAATCCATAATTATTCCTTTCTCTTAAATAATAGACACTAGATACCTACAAGATAGGCATACATAACCTACTTGTCAACAATATATATTATTTTTTTTTATAAGATAGATGAATATCTATATTGTGTATGGCTTTCATCATCTTCTTTTTTAGCTTGAATTCTGGTGTTAACACGCCTTTTGCATCTTCAACAACCAGTTTTGAAAGACCATTTTCTTCCTCTAATAAATATCTAAAATCTGCTATATAATCACAAATTTTTACATCATTAACACTTAATTCATATTTTATTTGACGTTCCAATTGAGTGACAATACCTGCTCTTTCCATTGCTTTAAGTTGACCCCAACGCTCTGCCTCCCATCTACTGTCAAACTTTAATCCCATAGCCACAGTCTTTTTTGCAAAATACTTATTGGCTCTTCTAGTTTTTTTGGGTATAAATGGGTATGGATAGGTCATGGAGGTAGTATAATGACAGATATTTCAAAATTCAAGTCGGTAGCTGTTGATATCGATACTTACAATAAATTAGAACTAATTTGTAAAGAAGAACGAAGAAACAAAAGACAGCAAATCGGTTTAATGGTTGATAAAGAGTGTGAAAAATTAAATCTTAACACTGAAAATAAAGTGCTTGGTTTAGGTGGACTGAACCGCTCTCATTCTTGAAATTAAGCGATTCGCTCTTTTTGTTACCTGTTTGTGCCAACGGCTGTCTTCCATTTGCACTGCACATTCTTGCCAGTCGTTATTAAGTAAGGCGGCATGAAACTTTTTAAATTTTGAAAATCTTGGACGGCCAAGATTAAACATCATGTTTGCACATATTTTTTGTACTTCATCTGGTAAATTATTAAAGTTAGAAAATAGTTTTTCACATTCGCTTATAGTAACTTGTATGTCTTGCTCAAATAGTTCATTAACTCTTTCATCATCAATACGAGTTCCGACTGGCAATCCATACTCTGGGTCTGATTCTACCACCAAGTGGCCTATTCCAATCGTGGGTAGCGATAAATGATCTAAATACACGGCATTAACACGACCCTCGTCTCGTTCAATTTCTTGCCTTAATTCATCTATGTTCATTGAAAAATATCTCCAAATTGATTTACACTTGCAGTTAATAATGATTTAGGATCACGTTGTCTTGATGCTATGGCTTGTTCTATTGGAGACAAACCTAAAGCAGCACCTGCTCCTGGCTGTGTTACATCAATTTTGCCTACATTTGCACTAGGACTTGCTGCTTGTATACCTTTAAGCTGTCCAGTTGTATTACTAATTGCTTGATTAATACCAGTGTTTTCTGCAACTGCTTTTATTTGATTTGAAGCCTCATTTACATTTTCTTGTGCTGATTGTGTAACAACTTGACCTGGACGAAATGCTTCAGATATAGATTGTAGAAACGCTCTCTGCTCTGCAACAGTAGGATTTGGATTTGCATCAAGTTTTTTTGATGCTTCAACTATTTGCTTCATTGCTTTTCTACCAGTAAATAATTGACCTAACACAAACATTTTAGCTATTCTGCCTACATTATTAAATACATTAGCCAATATGCCTTGAGCAACTAAATCACCTTTTGGTATGTTATTTGAAGCACTATCTATAATTTTACCAAAATCTCTAATGTTACCTGCTATATCTTTTGTATCTCCAGCATTTGGAAAAATTATATCTAACTTATTGCTTTTATCTATTCGAGCTATGTTTCTAGCTAATTTTTTCATTGATTCAGCATTTGTTGCAGCACCAACATTATCAACCATATTTTCTACAAAAGCACCTCTAATTGTTTTTAAGGCTTCGGGATTGTCTTTATAGAAATCCATCACAGCTCTTAAATCTCCACGAGTTGCACCAGGAGACATGACTAAATCTAAAGCTTCCTCTGGATCTAAAATATTTCTATCTATTTTTGCAAACACACTATTAGTTCTAAGTCTTGATGTTTCTTGAAGCTCTTTAACTGCACCATTTAAAGCTTGTGCCACAGAGCCTTGTGCATCTAGTCCTTGATCAACTAGCCTTCCAATCATTTGTTCATCAAGTTCAGTAATTTTTAAATCTTCAAATTGTTTAGCTACAGTTTTGAGTCTGTTATATTCTGCTCTGCCATATAACTCTGCTCCCGTTTCTCCTAAATCATCTAATGCTTTAATAAACTCATTAGGTTTAAAGTTGCCTGGATTAATAGAGTCAAAACCAGTTTCTTTCAACGCCCCACGCAACCAATCTTTACCTATTTCTGTTTTGATTTGACTGTATTTATCTGGTTCGGTTTTAAGAGCCTCTTTTAATCTATTAAGACCAGTTGGCTTACCACCACTTCCAATGACCTTTGATGTTAAACCACTTAATGATTCAGGTCTTGCTATATCAAAAGCACCACCTCTCATTTTATTAATTAAGTCTTTTGATCCTAATGTTGTAGATATGTCATCATATAATTTTGTGCCCTCTCTAAAGTGCTCTCTAGCTTTTGGCAAAAGTTCTGCCGCTCTTTGTATTTTTGTAAAAGCCTCAGACCCTAATTCATCTGTAATTTCTTTTGTCAAAGCATCTATATTAGAACTGTTAAGCAACCCATCTACTTGACGAATTGCTTTATCCCACGATTTACTTAAATTAATTGATCCATTAATTAACTCTTGTTGAGCTACTTCGTCTGCATTTTTTGGTGCATTTTTTAAATCCCATAAATTTCTTCTGAGTTGATAAGCATCGGTAAAAGAAACTTTATCGCCTAACTGTCGTAATTCATCAGCCAAAGATAAGCCAAGTCTTCCTTCTGCTGTAGATAAATTACCAGTGCCTAATTTTTCAAATTTTCTTGTTACATTTTCTGCTAAATCTTTTAGTCCAGCGGTCGGTATAATTCTAGCATCGCCAATAGCATCTTCTATAACCTCGTTAATTGTGCCCCATTGTGTGCTCATGGTATCTTCAAAATTCTTTGCAGAAGTTTGAACTAAATTAAATATTTCATCATCAATAAGTTGATTTCTTTGCAAACCACCAGCTAAATTATCCGCAGATTCTTTTAAGGCACTCATAATAGACGCATAAGCAGCAGATTGTCTGCGTGCTAATTCTGGTCCAAATTGTTTATTAAAATCTAAAAACAATTGTCCAGCAGATTTGCCACTCCCTTGTGTTTGTGCGTCAGCAATAATTTGATTTAATTTGCCAACTTGTTCTCTCATAGCTGTAGCTAACTTTTGTGTTCTTGGTGATCCACCTAAAACACTTTCTTGTAGTTGTTGAAACTTGGCTGCAATAGGTCTAGCACCTATTTGTCCTAATGTAGGCTCAATGCCCATCTCAATACCTTTTGCAGTAAGCCTTAATTGTTCAGGACTTGATTCTGCAATAAATTTTTTACCAGATGGTGCTATACCTCTCATAACTAACAAAGGCACACCAAACAACAACTCACCTGCGGCAGCTATCCCACCTTCAACAACAGCGTCTGTTACTATCTCTCCAGCAGTTTGTTTTGATACACCAGCAACACCTTCAACAGCTTCTTCTACAAGTGATCCAGCACCTCCACCTATAAAAGCACCTATTGCACCACCTAATAACGTACCAAAGCCTGGAGCAACTCCAGTTCCTATGGTGGCACCTTTGATAGCACCAGTAATACCACCTGCTAATTCGGGCACTATTCCAACCAAATCAGAAAGATCGTTTCTACTAAAACCTTCTTCATCAATTAAAGTATTTTTGTCTGTTTGAACACCTACTTTTGCAGCACCACTTGGTGTTAATGCCAATCTACCTCTATTATCTCTTGTGTAATCTTTTTGAGAAAAGCCTTGTGCCGCTAGTATGCTTTCTTCTTCTGCATTATTTTCTGCCGCAGACAACGCTGCTCTTAATCCAAAATCTTGTATTCCACTTTTGGTGTCAAAGTTTGCTTGTAGTGGTTGACCTTGTGGTGTTGTTCTAGCTGATTTAGCTAGTAAATCTTCAAAGGTTTCTTCTGTTTTATCTGGTCTTGAAAAGAATTGTGAACGAATAGCATTTGCTTCTTGTTGTGTAGGTGTGTCACCAGCAATTTCTACTTTAACAACGCCTTGTGGAGTTTCGACATTAATGATTGCCATTATGTTGTGCCTTGTACTTTAAATCTAAATACACCATCTTCGCCTTGCACCATATCTGAATCTTTTGCCGTTATATTTTGATTATCGATATTAATTCCATGTATGGCTAAATTATTATAAGCATCTTTAATATTTTCTCTGCCTCTTTTAACGATAACATTAAATAAATTGCTGAGTTTTGATCTAAGCACAGCTTCGTCACCCTCTAAAAAGTTAACATCACCAACAATTTCTCTTACAAATTTTCTGTCTGCATCTGATAATGTTTTTCCAGACTCTTGTAATATTTCTGCGGCATTTGTGGCTTGTAATCTTTGCATAATAACTTTGATTTGCTTTACTGGATCTGTATCACCAACATTAATTCCAAAATTTCTCAATGTTTGCTTGATTACTGATCTGCCTTGATCCAATACAGTAACATTAGTTGTGTTTAATAATTTAGCTAATTTTTCAAATTCTTTAGCGTTATAATCAACTTTTCTTTCCATGTTTTGTATCATGCCAACAACTCTCTTGCCACTGTCTGCAAAATATGGAGTGGTGCCAGCAGGTGCAACATTGCCATCAGGTAGTTGTGCTTTAAAACTTAATCCTTTT